TTGGATCCGGTCGGCGTGAGGCGGGTGTTGGGCACATGACGGAACTCATGCAGATAGAGACCGTCCAGCTTTACAACGTCACCCGTAAACAACGGATTGTCGTCGCCGCGCTGCTTCGCCCAACGGATGTTGGAGAGGTAGTCAGCATCGAGCTTCAGCTTGGCCATCGCTTGCGGCGAGAAGAACAGGTGGTAAGTTTCTTCGCCACCCTTTTCCTTGATGCCGCGAATGTAGTTGTCCTTGGCGTAAGCCTTGGCTTGAACCAGCATCGCATACGACGGCGTGTCGGCGGCGGCAACAGAGCTTGTGCCGGTGCCCCATTCCACCAACTTCGAGGTGCCGTTCCAACGACCGTAGCGCTTGCTGGAAGGAGCAACCACGTCGGCAGCGAACTCCAGGTAGGGCAGGTCGGAACCGACACGTCCAGTGGGCGCGCCAACAGCGCTGTTCTTGGTGGTGTAAGACAGGCCGGCCATGGTCAGGAAAGCTAGCTGGTCGATACGGTCGGAAGCCCAATACGCCAGCTTGTCGCGGCTGTTCTCGCGGAAGTTGACAACGGTCTTCTGATCGGCCAAGCGGCCTTCGTTACGGTTGGCGTTGCGCAACTGATCGATGCGGATCACGCGATCGTAAGACTTCAGTTGCTCTTCGTTGCCTTCCAACATGCGGTCGCCCGCGATACCGTCGCCTTCGAGGTCAGTCAACAGCGTCAGAACGGCGCGAGCGCCCTTCTCAGTCTGCTTCAGCTCGGTGACGTGTTGAATCAGGGCATTTTCATCTTTGCCCAGGAATTTGTTGACGAAAGACAGATTGCGTGCTTGACGCCAGAAGTCAAGCGACCAGACGGTTTTTTGTTCGCTGGTCAACTGGCCGAAATTGGTCATTGACATTTAAGTGTACTCCGTAAAGTTTCGAACGAGGATTCCGACGAGCTGCGTCAGAGTCAGGTCACGATGTCGCTGCGACTTGCGCAAGTTCGACCTTTACGGCGGTCGCGCCGAGAGCCGTATCGTAGCTCCATTTCGGCACTTCACCCACTTCACCTACGTCTACTGGTTTGTCGCCACCAGCCAGCGATTTACTGCGCGAAGCTTACCAGAAATCAACAAAGTATGCAAGAAATGCGGGGCCGAAGCCCCGCACGTTCAGGTCAGCACTTCTTACCGCCGCCGCCGCCGCCGCCCTTACCTTTACCACCCTTCTTACTTGCCACTTGGATCACCGCCTTTCGTGATGAAACAACCGACTACGCCAGCGAACAAGTAGTCCTTGGCGCGTTGATGGGCAGGAAGTTGATCGTACGGCACCAAGCAAGGATGTTTCTTCTTGTCCACATCCTTCATCATGCCCCAGGACCAACCGTCCGCGAGTTTGTGATCACACCACAGGTTGTGACTCTCGCGCGGCGAGATGCCGCCTGCTGCGAGGTGTGCGCGTACCCCTTCGATGGCACTCTGCTTCTGCCACGCAGGGGCATCTTCCCAGCTCGACGCGCTCTTGTCGTTGATCGATTCGCAGTACGCCTTGTTTACTTCATGGCAGATGCGGGCGATGCCTATGACGCGCTGCGCGTCTTCGTTCAAAGGCGGAACAAGTTGGCAGACGTTGCTCATAGCCTGATCACCACGTACATTTCGTCATCTGTCTTTGATATACCAACTGCCTCAGCAACGAACCCTGCCGAAGCTTTCTCAGAAGGGTGCTTCTCACGAGGCTCCTTACCTTGAAGGTTAGACTTGTGGTGAGGCATACCCGGTACAGCCTCAAGGTACTTACGAAGCCGCTCGATCTCTTCGCATTTCTCAGCAAGCTCCCCTCGGCATTCTTCGAGCTGTTTAGTTAAGGACGCAAGTTCGTAATTCTTATTGTGCAAGCGCCCGACCTTGTCGCGCACTTCACTCTGTAACGCTTCGCACTGGCCCACCGCGTCGCCCGCTGGATACGAGAGGCCGAGTGCGTCGTAGATGGCGAGCAACTGCGTGTGGTGCCACGCAAGCTGCTCTTCGACATCGTTGTTCACGTCGCCGCGCTTGGTGCGATACTCAAACTCCAACTCGGCAAACTCCTGGTAGCTGGCCATCTCCGCACACGCCTTGGCATACGCTTCGTCGTAGTCATGCGACGTGCCGGTGAAAACGAAGCCACACTCAAGCGTCAGCGTGCAGCACACGCAGTTGTCGAGGTCGTAGTAGACAACAGTAGGTTCGCTCATTATAGAGAATCCCCACGCATGCGACGCAGCGTCGCGTCAGGGATGGCCTTGAGGTCGTCCACGCTCGTCGGCGTCGGCAGACCTTCACGCATGCCGGCCTTGTCTGTGTCGAGACCCACGTCTCGTGTGTCCACAGGCGTCTTCAGCGCGGCGTCGATGTTCTTCGCCGCTGCCGCCGTCTCGCGGTCGAGCTTCTTCTGGCCCTTGCCCAACCCCTTCCCCTCGTCCACCACCGGCTCCACTTTGGCGCTCTTCGGCGAGATCTTCATCTTGCTCAAGATGCGATCCGCCGACTTGGCCAGGGCCGCGCTCGGTGCCAGCCGCTCGTTCTCCATCAGCGCCTTCTGACCGGCGAGAATGAAGTCCACGATGTCCTGATCAAAGCCGTCACTGTGCTCGTCGAGCACGTCATACTCCGACTCCAGGCGAGTAACCGTGGCGTCCAGGCGAGTATTCTCCTGAATCTCATAGCTGGTCGCCGCTGACTGCTCTTGCCCGCGCCGCTCAGCAATCTTGTCCCGCAGGCCGTCGATCTCTTCTTCGAGAGCAACGATCTTGTCCGTGTCGCCGTCGAGAATCGCCTTGGCCTTGTCGTTGCGCAGCGCAGTAATCTGCGTCGCCAACTCCTTCACCGACGCGCTCTGATTGTGCTTGTTCAGCTCGGCAGTGGCCTCGGCGAGCTTCCGCTCAGCAACTTCACGAGCCGTACGCTCGTTCTCCAGAATCGTCTTGTGACGACCCACGGGGATGAACTGACCTTTGTCGTCGCGGGGCTTCTCGACGGCAGCATCCGCAACAGGCTTCTCGGCGGCGGCATCCGCAGCAGCCTTCTCAGCAGCATCCGCAACAGGCTTCTCGGCGGCGGCATCCGCAGCAGCTTTGTCAACCGCAGCGGTATCCGCCGACGCTTGGAAGTTGTCTCCACGATCTACTACACCACCGGACGAACCTTCGCCACCTTCTTCCGGGGCGAAGTACACACGTTTACGCAGGGCCATTACTTTCTCCTTCTGGTTTCGAGGACGGGGACTTCAACATCGCTGCTCGCCGCGCGTACGCGTCGGTATCACGAATTTGTGACTGCTGCTCGGCTTCCTGCTGCTTCGCCGCCATATCCTGCTGGTGCTCTTCCTGCTTCATGGCAAGCTTCTGCTGCATCTCCTGCCACTTCATGTCCATCTCGGCGCGGACCTTCTGCATCTCCATGTCCATGCGCTCGCGCTCAAGCTGAAGCTCAGCCTGCATCTTCTCGATGGTCGTGTCCGGCGCGCCTTCCTTCTGAGCCTTGGCGATGTCGAGCTGGTACTTGCCGGTCTTCTCCTGAGCCTCGTTCTCGACCTTGGCGACGTTTGCCTCCATACCCCGCATCTTCAGCTCGCGCTCCTTCAGCGCCTCGGGAGAGTTCGAAGCGGCCTTCATCTGCTTGATGACTTCGGAGCGGCGCTGTAGACGACTGTTCTCGATCAGCACATCGTCGGGGATAGCAAGCCCCATTTCCTTCAGCTCCTTGGCATGCTGGAACTGAGCATCCTCAACTGTGCCCGTATCTGGCGCACTACTGACGACAACACTGTACTCACCGCTGGTCAGATCGTTGATAATCTCATCCGTTACGGGGTCGTACTGGTTGACCGTGATCGTCTCGGCCTCGTTCTCCATGTCGTTGTGGATAATGTGGACGAGGCGTTCGTCTGTGTAGAAGTCCTGAACCAAGTGGAGGACGTTCCGCGCCAGGAGGAAGTCAGTGCGTTCAAGGTTGTCCAACACCTTGACCAAGTTCCCTTTCCCAGACTGCTTCTTGTAGGCGATGGCCTTTGCAGCGACATCCTCACGGTCGAAGCCTTGCATGCTGTCCGACACACCTGAGATGGTCTTCATGTGCTCTTCGGCCTTGTAGGAGATGCGGTCCATGCCCTGCGGCGTGGTGTTGGGCGTGATCTTCTCTAGCCCATCCATCTCCTTCACCTCGACGACGAGACCGGTCTTGGCCCCCGAGGCCTCCAGGTCTTCAATCTCCATGTTGACGAGGTTGTTCGCCTTTACCTTCCAGCCCGAGTTCGCCGTGGTGTTGACGACGTGCAGCTCTTGGCTGGATGACTTGTTCAGCAACTCCTGCGAGTCAATCAGGTGCTCCACCAACCCAGAGGTGCGGCCATAGTGGAAGTGAGGGAAGTAGGGCACGACGGTGAGGTGCCGGTACGGCGACCAGTCGTCGTGGAGGATGACGTGGTCTGCCGTGACAGTCCACCGCCTACGCTTGATCTTCTTCGGGACGACGTTGATCTGGCCGTTGAACTTCTGCATCACGCTCGCAATGCGGTCACGGTCCCAGCCGTCAGGGATCGGGCGGGTGTCACCTGTCTGTACGTCAACAAAGTGCTTCTGGCTTGCCAGTACATTACACTGGCGCTCAAGTACACGAATGTTCCGCCGCACGTGCTCCTTGTCCGAGATGCCGTAGTAACTGCCCGAGAGCTGCGCGCCGGCGAAGCGGTCCCGCACCTTCTCAATACTGTCGTAGGCATACGGGAACAGGCTCTCTTCCTTGTCCTTCAGGTACTCGGCGTCAGCTTGGTTGTAGAGCAGGGCGATGTCCTGGTACGTGAGCCACTTCGTCGTGAACACGTCGTTCCACGAATCCGGGTCGTACTCTTCCGCGTCCGGGTCCACCACGACGTTCTTGCTGTTGAGCAAGCTGATGACAACCTTGCCCTTCATGTTGTCGCCGAAGGCCATACGCACGTCGTAGAACCCGCGCGAGCGGATGATGCCGGTGGCGAACACGTCTGAACGTGTCCACGAGAGCTGGTTATCGTGAGCAATCTGCGCCCAGACCTTACACAGCGCGTCGGCAACGTCCGAGGTAGCTCCCTCGCCGGCTGGCCGGTAACTCACCTCATTACGGTTGTATATCTGCTCGCCCATGATTGTGGACATGGTTGAGATGATCTTGTTGATCGTTAGCGCAGGACGGCGAGACTCCTTCAGCGCCTGCTTGTCTTCGTTTGTCCACTGATTACCGAAAGTAAAGTTGTCGCACTTGTCGGCTTTCTCTAAGAACTGGTAATGTCCACGTTCGACACAGTACCGAAACCTATACCAAATATCCGAGGCTAGTGCGTCATTAACCGGCATCTTCTACCTCGTTGGCTGTGTAGTGTACTCCATCGGAGATGTAGCGCAGTTCTATCTGCGCCTCGCTCCTAGACACCAGCGCTGCGATGTCAGCAAGGTCTATGTAGTCACGACCCTTGTCGAGACTGCGGGCCTCGTTACACGCGTCCCAGCGTCCACGAGACTCCACCAACCGCTCACCTTCTGGTCCACGAACCTTCCATCGTTTCATTACAGCCTCGGACCCCAGACGATGCCGAATACGTCGGCTCCTGTGCCGAGCTGGACTGTCAGTCCACCGCCGAAGGCGATGCCGAGCATGCCGAAGTCCACGCCAGTAGCCGGCGAAGTGAACTTTGCTGTCGAACCGCCGCCGATGGCCGAGGCTTCGCGGATGGTGACAGTGCCAGCGGTTGAACCTTGAGGGATGATCTTGAGAAGCCGAGCATTCGAAGAGGCGATCAACACCTCCGTTGCGCCCGTGACGAGAGTGAGGTTCTGAGCCGGCAGCATGTTGTCCCCTTTGCAAGAATGCGCGAAATCCTAACAGAACAGCGGCTTGGGGTCAAGCCTGTCTCGGTCAAGCCTGTCTCGGTCAAGCCTGTCTCGGTCAAGCCGACATGTGGCCCGACTCACCTTGACTACCGATGAGCGCCTTCAGCTTCGTTTTCCAACTCTTCGGCTCCTTCGGCTTCGGAGCACCCTTCGGGCGGGCTTGTGCCAGCGCCAGCGAGACGAGGTGGGCCAGTGCGTCGACTTGGTCGTCGTGTTTACCACCAGCCTCGAAGCGCAGCAGCTCGTTCTTGAACGTCTCCCACCACACTGAGAGTATACGGAACAACACCTTCTTCTGCTGCATGCGGCCTCGGGCGGGTTGTGCACGCGCTCGCTTGTCTGTGAGGGGGACGAGCACGTCGTAGCTGGGGTAGTGGTGCTTGGCCTCGCACGCACGTTCGAAGTTCGCCTTGATGGACTTCCATATCTGCCCGTCTTCGACACCGATCTTGTCCGCGCCCCACGTCATCGCGTAGGTGACGATGGCTGTGCCCAGTTCTATACCGTCGTCGGTCTTGAAGCGCCACACGTCGAGGATGTAGATGTTGTCGTACTCATCGAGCAGGCCGGTGATGCCGACCGTCCAGTCGGCTTTCTGCTTGTCGGTGATGGCGAAGTCCCACGCCTGGAGGATCATGCGCCCATCTCGCGTCGGCGCGTGTGTAAACCCCACCAACATGTCCTTGGTGAAGAACAAGCCGTCCTCTGGCGTCGGGTTCTGCTGGTAGAGCGCCGCCCACCACCGCTGTTGGCCACGCGCGTAGTACGTAGCCTTCCGCTTTAGTAGCGACAGCAGTGGGTACCGCTCGGGGTGAAGGGCTGTACCTTGTTTACGCGTAAGCGTAGCGCCGGGGGGTACAGGCGCTGACGGATGAAGCTGGACTATCGTGTCGTCGGCCAGGATGTACTCGTCGCCCTGGTCGTTGATGGCGGGGTACTTGACCACCTCGAAGTGGTCCGCACCCTCCACGTCGTTCATCTTCTGGATACGACCGGCGAGATCATCTTCGTTCCACCATGTCATTATCATAAGTACACCGCCACCAGGGGCTAAGCGGCTCAATGCGGTGGACAGATACCACTCCCAGTTGTTATCACGTATCGTTGCCGAGTCTGCTGCTTCGGCATCCTTTACTGGGTCATCAATCAAAAGGATGTGGGCGCCACGGCCCGTGATCATGGTGCCTACACCAGCAGCTAGGTAGCCTCCACCTGACGTTGTGTTCCAGTTCTCGACCGCTTGCGAGCGCGGATCAAGCTTCGTGTCGGGGAATACCGTGTGATACGCCGGATCACGCAGCAGATCACGCTGGTAGCGTGAAAACGACATGGCAAGGTTTGACGCGCCTGACGCTGCGATGATTTCCCATTCAGGATGCTTGCCAAATACCCACGGCGGGAAGTGCCGCGAAGCGATCTCTGACTTTCCGTGCCGAACAGGCATGCAAAGTAGTAGACGTGGCTCCTTCTGATCCTCCACATCCTTGACAAAGCGCTCCAGGCGTCTACAGATATCCTCGTGGACCCACCCTGTGAGGTATTTCGGCCTGAAGCGCTGTATGAAAGGCAGTAAACGGCGTCTACATAGCACCCGCTGGGCCATTTCTCGCTGCGGATCAGCCTCAGCCTTCGCTTTGTCGAACGATGGTGGGCTGTAGGGCACCTCATCTTCCGTCGCCTGGGACGGGAGCAGGGCTTCAGAAGTGGGTTTAGCGAGCCGAATCCGGGCCTTTGGCGTGTCTGGAGGATCTTCCTGGGCTTCCGGTGCCGGTGGAGGCTCTGGAAGCGGCGTATCGGCGCAAAACGGGCATATGTTGAGGGCGTCTAGGGTGTCTTCCTCACGCTCGATGTGGCAAATCGAGCATTCACGAAACGACATGGAACTCCCCGTCGATTACCCGAGCTTGGCCCTCGGCTATTTGCAGCAGTTCTTCGTCTGACAGGGCTTCGAACTTCTGCTTCATGTTGCTCTGCTGGAGGGTCATCTGCACCTTGATGGTTTCAGGCTCGTAGAAGCCAAGCATCTTGCCAATCTCCCGTGCTGCTGCGACCATGTTCCCTGGTTCCGACACCAGCTTGGCCATGTCGTAGGCTTCCTTCAGCATCTCGATGACCTCGACGCGCTTGATCTGGGTTGTGGACGCTAATTCTGAGCGTGCCCGCGCTAGTGCTTCGGAAACGCTGGGTGCTTTTTCCACCAGAGCATTCTGCGTGGCTGACAAAGCGTAGCCTGCGAGCTTGGCCGCTTGAGTCTTTGACTTGCCATCAAGCCGCGCCTCGACATAGTCGGCTTGTTTCTCCGTCAACTTCGACTTGGTTGTTCTTGGTTTTGCCATTGGCATATTGTTGCCGGTGAAAAATTTGAAAAATAATATACGACTTTGTGGTCTAGCGCAAGGTGGGGTGGGTGCGGAATGAAATCTTGGTATAGAAAGTATACTATGTGTGGTACGTATACATATCTAGCAAACTATACATATCTAGTAAAGTATACATATCTAGCAAAGTATACATATCTAGCAAAGTATACATATCCATGTGAATCTACGCGCGGTGTTCTCCCTCCCCACGTCTCCCAGCTATGCCCCGACTTCGGATTCGGATTTCCCTGTCTACTATTTAGGAGTCCCTTACTGCCTCGCATGCTCGGCAGTTACTTCTCCCTCTGTGTAGTTTCCATCAATCATCCTCTTGGAGATCATCATGTCAAAGACTATCGCCGTTGCATCCGCTCAAGAACGTTTGGCTGCTTACCGCGCACATGCTCGTACGCTGTCGCCGAAGGCTAGCACGCAAGCTATCTCGCTCAGCGAGCGCATTGCGAAGTTCGCAGCGTCTGTGCCCGCATTCGCGGAAGACGTGGTTGCTGTGTACAAGTGCGAACGCGCAGCGCGTCAGTAGCTGGTAGGGGCTTCGGCCCCTATCTCTTCGTTTACTTAGCATATGGGGGACGTATGGTCACCATTCTCGCAGTACTCGTAGGTTTCATCCTCGGCGGCTTCACTGGGCTGCTGCTCGGCACCCACCCGCTCTATCTTGCCAAACTCAACGAAGAGCACAACTAGGAGATCAACCATGGCATATCAATCTGCGAAAACAGCTAGAGGCAACGTAGGTGTTAGCTACGCTTCTCAATGCGCAGCCGACACTCAAGCAAGGCTGATGGATAGCAACAACTGCATCGGCTGCGTTAACTGCACCCGCTGCACCAACTGCACCAACTGCACCGACTGCATCGAATGCATCGACTGCGCCCGCTGCACCAGCGGCTTCGACTGCACCGACTGCACCAATTGCGCCCGCTGCACCGACTGCACCATCTGCACCGAGTGCACCAATTGCGCCCGCTGCACCGACTGCACCAACTGCACCTACGGCACCGGCTGCACCGGCTGCACCAACTGCGCCTACTGCACCAAGTGCGCCGGCTGCATCCGCTGCGCCAATTGCACCAACTGCACCAACTGCCAGCACTGTACTAGCTGCAACGACAGCACTGACGTTGATGGCTGGCAAGACTAAGGAGATCAACCATGTTCGCAGGACTCGGTCACATCGACATCCTGCTCATCCTCTACCCGCTATTCCTCGCCTGGGGCTTGCTCAGTCTCATCAGCAAGCTCAAGCGACGGAAGTGGATGGGCTTCATCGTCGAAGCAGGAACATTCACGTTCCTGTTCTCACTTCACGGCGGCAGCGTCCATGGTGGCTTCGCCGCCGTCGTTGCCGCACTCATCGTTGGTGCATTGTTTGAACCGATTACAAGGAGACGATCATGAAGTATTTTACGACTTGCAATGGCTACAATCTCATTCGTCGCTTGGATATTGCTGATGCGCCTGCCACGCAACCTACGTCCGCTGACGTTGACAACATCCTTACAAATCTCTGCGGCGCAGTGCTTGCTAGGGATATGGAAGCTAGCGCCGAAGCTTGCAACGTTGTTCGTCGTTGGCTTGGCTACTAGGAGACGATCATGAGCATATTGTTCAGTGTTCAAGGGCGGCACGCCCCCGCTTACCTGGACTACAGCGTTGGCGCGACCTCACTTGAGGACGCACTCAACGCCGCAGCTACCATCGCTCACGAATACGCGTGTGTGACCATTCACGTTCGTGATGGTAACTTCGTCTTCAACATAGACTACGGCAGTGCCGTGTTCTCACCTGTGGAGAAATCATGAACCGCCCCATGCTGAAGTTTGAACTCCAGCTCGCCAACCGGCAACTTGCGCTTGAAAACGCAGCGTTGCGTAAACAAGTTGGCGACTTGGAGTTCCAACTCAAGGTCGTTGTGCCGGCAAAGTCTACTTATCCTTGTGTAGACAATAGTGGACGTGTATACCGGCTTACTCGCGGTATACGCTGTTATCCAAATTAAGCACAGTGTCATAAAGTTAGTGGTCACTACCAACTTATGACATTCGCAATGCTGTTCCAATACTTACCCTCTGTAAGTGCTTGATCTAGTACAATTGTTACACATTTCAGAACATTTTGTGAAACCTAGATCCGCTCTGGGTGCGGAATGTTCCGATGTTCTGAAATGTTCCAATGTGAAAAAACGCACC